AAACTATTTAAATCGTTTGTATTCTTATAGAATGTATCATGGTTACCAGGAATAATATCCATAGTAATACCATATTCTCTGAGCTTTGCAAGAAATGAATGTCTATTACGATTGAGTGCTTTGAAGTTAATAAACTTACGATTATCAAAGTAATCGCCAAGATGTACGATATGTTTGATATCATGTTCGAGTAGATATGGAAACAATGTTTCTTTATAAAATGTGTCTGCATTATCTAAGAATATTTCAGATGAGTTACGAGTACCACAATGGGTATCATTCAATATACATATTTTCATTAACCAAGGATCTCACTTAAATCACTATCACCAGAGTTAGCTACTGCTCTACTCTTTGCTTTCTTACGTTCTGCTTTGACAATCTCTTTCATCTCTGTATCTTTTACTTTAATCGTATCGATTCTAGATTTAAGAGTATCTACGAAATGTTGTCCTACATTTTCAGCCACACCACCTGCTTCTACATCTGTAAAGTCTTCGATAGTAGACTGAGCTATGAACTTCATTTTAATATCTTGCTGTTTCTTTTCTTTTGCAATACGTCGAAGGAAAGCATACCATGATATCTGTGTAAAGTAAGCAAATGCATTCGGTTTACCTGTACGTGTTGCTGCTTCGATATTATAGTTTTCGATTGCTTTGAGACAGTTTTCAACTGCATCCATTACCATTTCTTCACGGTATGTATATCGTACAAAGTTTGATTTATGTGATAAACCTTCAGCAATACGAAGAAAACACATAGCAATATAGTCTGTTACGACCGGTAATTGTTCTGCCTTTTCTTTTGCTGCAGCGACTAACTTACAGTAGTCTACGACTGCCCAAGAGAAGTCTTTATTATTAACATAATGAGGTTTATCCTTTGGTTTTATTTTTGCCATTTTGGTTCCTAGTATATCTTGTTGAGTTTATTATAACACAACGCTGAGGGAATGTAAACAGATTTTTTTTCATTTTTTATGAAATTAACCGTGTACAAGGTGAATAGATAGTAGTATAATAAAGCAGGGCTTTTGAAAGGGGCAGTATATGATTCAAAGCGATAATGAATGGTCGCCACTTAAAGAAGTTATTCTCGGATCGAGTAAGAGATTTAATTGGTCTACTGATGATCCGGTTTTTATGGATGCTTATGAAACTATGGGTTGGGATTTTGGTGGTCCTGTAAGTCATAATGTAATAGGAGAAACTGAAGTAGCTTTGCAATATTATAAGTCTATTCTACAACGTTTTGATGTGGTTGTACATAGACCAGTTGAAATAGATTATGTTGAGCTCAATGCATATGGTGCGTACTCTCCACGTGATACTGTTTTAATTATAGGTGATAAAGTCATATTTACTCCATGTGGTTGGGAAAAACGTCGTATTGAATGGGATGCATATAAACATTTATTTCCTAATTATACTTTGTGCGATGATCCTGCTGCTCATTTTGATGCTGCACAAGTTATTCGTTGCAATCGTGATATTATATATCTGGTTTCTCACGGCGGTAATATTGAAGGTGCAAACTGGTTAAAAGACTTTCTTGGTAAAGAATATAATATTCATTTGATTGGTAGCGATGTATATCCTGGCCATCATTTAGATACTACTATTATTCCGCTAAGAGAAGGATTGGTATTACTCAATGCAGCTCGTATGACTGAAGAGCATGTACCTTCGTTTATGAAATCGTGGGATAAAATATGGATACATCCTAATGATTTATTTGACTTTCAAGATGGGATGATGGGATCGAGATCTATATATCTCAATGTATTTTCTATTAATGAACACGTAGTTGTATGTGATCCTGATCAAACGTTTCTAATAGAAGAACTACGTAAACATAATATTATGTGTCATCAAGTTAAATTACCTCATTGTAAATTCTTAGCTGGTGGCCATCACTGTACTACACTTGATTTGCATAGAGCTAGTTAAGTTTATTTTTATCAATCTTAAACTGTAGAACATTATCAGGCGGCATATCAGAATCTCCGACTTGAAAATACTGAAATGGATCTTCGGCCTTATTTTCATTTTCTTCTGTAGCCAATAATTTTAAATATTTTTTATACTGATTACGAAGTGTTTCACTCGGATGTCCTATCGTAATAATATGATAAGGCATCAGAGAACATAAAGATGAAGTATCATCTTGATATGTCATAAATGGCCTGAATGTAAACCATCGAGTTCCTTGTTCAAAGTTCTCTTGGATTATTATCTTTGCGGCCTTTCTTATAATCATCACTTCTTGTTCATCTATATCTAGATCTGGCCATTGTACTACTTCACATAATACTTCTTGTCCATTGCTTAATACTATTTGTCTTACATCTGGTTTCATTTTAATTCTATCTCATATATTTTATAGTTAAATTTTTGTTTTGAATAGATCTTAATGCGCTCGGCCGAATGCTCTAGTGCGAAGTTCTTTCGACCTAACCAGTGCAGGTCATCGGCGATATCATATAGTTTGGCCTCCCGACCATCATCACTCTTTCTTAGGCTTCTACCTATACTCTGTAATACTCGAATCTGTGATTTAGAGGGAGATGCGAATATTATATTATGCAGGTTACGTATATTTATACCTGTACTAAACGTACCCATGCTGGCTACAATGATTGCATTCTTTTGTGTTTCCACAATACCTCTAATAGCTTCTCTGTCAGCAGTAGCGGTTTCACCACTTACATAAAATACTTTCCTTTCTTCATCGGCTTCGTCTCTTATCATATCGAATAAGACTTTACCGTGTTTCTCTACAAACTGAAATAATACCAGAGTATTGCCAGTCTGTGTTGTTGCTAAGTTTCTTATAAACTTATTTCTGCTTTCATTACGAACAATAAGATCTATCTCTTCTTGATAGGTCTGTGTTCCACGATTCTTACGTAGCTGTTCAGGATATTTAAGTTTAATAACACTAATATTCAGCTTTGCAAGTGTATCGTTATCCTGTAACTTCTTTGTTGTTGTTACATTATATATCTTACCAAATAAGCCTTGTAATACGAGCTCATGTGTTTGTGTACCGTCTAATGTACCTGTTGTACCAAATCTATATTCAGCTTCACGCGCCTTATTCATAATCGAGTTAAGCGATTTAGATTTAAATCCATGACACTCATCACCTACTACACATCCAAATTGCTCGAACCATTTGGCAGGCAGTTTGTATATAGATTGCCACGTTGATATAACTACTGCTGCATTAGTCATCTTCTCTTTACCAGAATATATCTTATGACAGCCATTCTCTACAAGCATGCCATAATCAGCAAAATCAGCATACATCTGATCGACTAATGATGTCGTAGGCACAATGATAAGAACTTTTTGTATACCATTGCTACTGAGCATCGCCATATAGTATTTTATTAAAACATATATTATAAGCGATTTACCTGAACCTGTCGGACTTACTAATACAGATCTTTTATTATGTAATGCATGACATACTGCATTGAACTGATAATCTCGTATCTCAATCGGTTTACCACGAGATTTTATTTCAAGACTTTTTACAAAATCCATTATGGCTTGCGGATCTATTTCATCTTTATCATCTGGAGAACCATAGTTATTTTCGTCAGATAGTTCTATCGTATAGTTACGTTTAGCGCAGAAGTCTTTGATAAATGGATATAAACCTACATGAATCTCATTCGACTGAACATTGAACAATCGTATCTTACCGTCCCATACTTTATTACGAAATGCTGGCATATACTTATAACCAGGTACAAAGAACGAAAAGAAATCACTTAGTTCATTTGCTATACCAAAATCACAGCCCACATGCATGACGCTATGGTTTTTCTTTTCAAGTATTATTTTGTCCATGTATTATATATACTGTTTACAAAGCATCTCAAATGTGGTATAATAACATATGAAATTAAACTTAGAAACAATCCTTGAAATGTGGAAAGATGATAGTGTCATATCTAATACCTCGCTAGATGAAGTATCACGTCAAACACCTCAGTTACATTCTAAATATCTTGAGTTACGATCTACTGCTAAACTACAACTGAAACGTATGGAGATGCAACAAAAGACTTTACTAAAAGAAAAGTGGTTATATTATAACGGCAAGATGACTCAAGAACAAATAGCAGAATATGGTTGGGAATACGATCCATTCAATGGTTTAAAAGTTCTAAAGGGTGAGATGGATCATTATTATGATTCTGATATTGATATACAAAAATCTGAAGAGAAGATTGTATATTGGAAAACAATCGTAGAAACATTAGAAGAGATAGTTACCAGTCTTAATTGGCGTCATCAAACGATAGGTAATATGATTAGGTGGAGAATGTTTGAAGCAGGTTCGTAGAATACTTATGTTCATCTAAAAACTTTTTAAGTACGGGATGTTCCCAATCACTTCTTTCTAATATAGATCTCCACTCAAAATAATATTTTTCAGATGGCCAATCGGTATGTCTTACCAGCTTTTGTTCTTCTGGATACCATTCTTCTTTTATATGTTTATGAGTTGGCCAACCAAAACTTTTCCATTCTTCTGGTGCGGCTTCATCTAATGCAGCCATAAAGTTTTTCTTAGATACTTTACCGTATACTAGATTCCATTTAAAGTCGGATTTTGTTTCGTATTTAGGAGTTAAACCGAGATAGTAATGACTAATATATTCTTTTACTATTCTATATGTCATACTTGTCAAAGAGCTTTGGTTTATATAGACCATCTCTATCCATCATATTACTTGTAGCAGAATCATCTGACCATGCAAAACTTGACATTACTTCTTGCCATTTCATATATACACCTTCACTGTCCCAATGTCGTACTCTAACATAAACCTGATCTTCGGGATACCATTCTTCGCTTATAACATTATCTAAATTTTTTACAAGAATCGTTTTCCATTTATTCCATTGCGGAAGTCTTCTTTCAAAAAATGAATACAACACTTCATTTGTTACACCACATGATATAACGTTATCTTTAAATTCTTTTAAGTATAGTTGAAATTCGTAATCAGGATGTTCTTTATTACCAATATACCGCGTTCGCTCTTTATACATTACCCTTTGAAACATTTACTTTATAATGTCTTCTTGTATTCATATTATTTATTCGCCAATTATCTAAGTCTGAATCCGCGGAATTTCTTGAGGAATCAGTTCTTGTCTTGCATGCAGCTGAAGCTTTTTCAAAACCATCGGCACTGAGCTTATCTGAAAGCGTCATACCTAAAGCTAATGCATTTACTTCATTATACTTATTATAATTTCCTTCACTATCCCAATTAATTGTTCTAGTATAAGTTTGAGTAGAAGCATCAAATGTTTCTGAAATAGTATCTCTATCTGTTTGTAGTTTAGATTTCCATTCATTCCACATTGATGCAGCAGGACTTGCTGCTCTCCATTCATCCCACGATACCGGACAACTTGTAGTAACTGAAGCACCCCGAGCTGCACCTAATCCATCAATTGATCCGTAACAATTAGATCCTTCTTTAGTATAAGGAACTCCCTGCATACATACGTGATGTACAAAATCAGCAGCATTTAGTTGCGTTTCATACTCTGCATCATTGGCGGGGTTATCCGGATCTATTCCTTTACCTCCAACAAATCTATCTACTACTCTATAAGCCATATTCTCTCCTATGAAAAACTAAACGATGTAAATTTAAAAGTCATTGGAAACGATACATATTGTAACGTTCCTGGTGTTGAAGCAAATTCTATATCACCAATAAAAGTGGGGAATGCACTCTTATATGTAATAGTCCTCGCTAACACGTTTCCGCTCGTAAGCACCAATAAACTTATATCATATTCAGTCTGGTCCTTTGAAGCTGTAGCAATATCTGTCGGCCTCTGCATATTTTTATACACAGTATCTTCTAACCATGTTTTCATTTCTTGGTATATTTGCATTTGTTCATCTAGCATTACTAGCATATTTAATTCGGTATAATCTATTTTATCACCAGGAAATGCTGCGTCTACACCACGAAATGGTTGAATCGCTGGCGCTAGATTAATACTTGGATGATTAACACTTTGAGCAAAGAATTCCAAGTTAGGAAATCTTACTCTATTTACTACTAGCTTATAACCCGTAGGTTGTAAAA